CGCTCAGGAAGATGACGAGCCTTCTGGAGACCCCATTCAGCTAACCGCCGCGACCACGGCACAATGGAGAAACCGAAATGAAACCGAACCGATTCCAACGCCGCGTTGCGGAGGCCCTGAAGCGCATCGGGCTGACGCTGCAAAACTTTTTGCAGCGTATGGCGTTGGCGGCGGAGATTCCTTGCACACAGTTAGAGCCACTACCCTTAGGCCTTCGCGAACGGATCAGGCCATGACCCTCACCTGCGCCAAGCGCCCGTGCGCCTCGTGCCCCTACCGGCAGGACGCGCCGTCCGGTCTCTGGGCCGAGCACGAGTACGACAAGCTGGTCTCCTACGATGGCGACATGACCGAGCAGGTCTTCGCCAACGCGTTCGGCGTCTTCCTGTGTCATCAACGGGATGGTCACCTTTGCGCAGGTTGGGTTGCCGGTCACGGCTCCGAGAACCTGCTGGCCCTGCGCCTCGACCAAGAGGTGGACCCGGAGGTGTTCGGCTACGAGACCGACGTGCCGGTGTTCTCTTCCGGTGCCGAGGCCCGCGCCCACGGGATGCGAGACATCGAGAAGCCCGGCCGCAAGGCCGTCCGCCTGATGGTCAAGCTGACCGAGAAGGGCATCGCCAAGGGAGAAGACGAATGATCTTCGGTATCCTCTTTGTCGTGCTGGTGTTCGTCGTCACGGGCATCCTCATGTTGCAGATCAAGCAATGACCCGGAAGATTCTGGCGATAGACCCCGGAGCGATCTCCGCTGCCTACGCCATCCTCGACGAGGCGACGCTGGCGATCATCGACGTCGACGACGTGCCGGTGGTCGACAAGATGGTGGACGCAGCCGGGTGGTCGCAGATCGTCGAGTTCTGGGAGCCGAACGTCGCGGTGATCGAACAGGTTGGGTCCATGCCGAAGCAGGGTGTCTCTAGTGCCTTCCGCTTCGGCATGGGCTGCGGGCTTCTCCGGGGTGTCGTCATCGCTGTCGGCATCCCGGTGGTTCAGGTGTCTCCTTCCAAGTGGAAGCGGGACATGGGTCTCGACTCCGACGGCGAGAAGTCGAGGGCGCTGGCGCTGAGGCATTGGCCGAAGTGCATCCACCTCAAGCGCAAGAAGGACCATGGCAGGGCAGAAGCCTTGCTGCTGGCCCGCTGGCATATCGAACGAAACCGTGGGGAGACGAAATGAAAACGAGACATGAGCATTACAACTACGTGGCGACACTGCCGGAGCGCAGCATCAACCATCCGTTCGCCAAGCTAGTGGCGATCTTCGATACCAAGCGCGGGGAGTTCTTCACCGCCAACACCTGCGACGTGCACGAGCGCCTCGCGCCGTGGGAGGGCGGTGCTGACAGCCAGTACACCGATGACGAAGTCCACGAGAGATTGGTGATGATGCGTGCAGGAGGTCTCCTGCCATGACCAACATCGTGAAGCTGCTGCCGGGATCGAAGAGCCTGATCACGCTGACCAACTCGATGGCCAGCATCAAGCTGGTGCGCTCCGAGATATTCCGGTCGAAGCGCACCTACACCGACATTGCCCGTGGCGCGGCCGTGTCTCCGTCGACTGTCGGCAACATCGCCAGCGAGAAGACGCACTGGCCGAGGATCGAGACGGTCATCCGGATTTTGGGGTCTCTGGGTTGGGTGATCACCGCGAGCAGGAGAGACGCTAAATGACCCTTGCCGGTGATCCTGAATGGGAGAAGCTCAAGGCTGACGGGCAGCACAAATTCGATGTGTTCGACGCCAAGCGCCAGAAGCTGATCGCCATCTACCAGAAGGCGAGAACGCCGAGGATGAGGCTGCTGGCGATGGCCAACATCATGCGCCAGCACGCCAACTACATGAAAGACAACATCTTCACGGGAGGGTGGCAGGCAACTGCCGTCGCCCATTTCGCAGACCATATCAGGGCTATCGCAAAGGACTTGGACTGATGATGCGCGACCGCGAGAAGGTGAAGCTGCTGGTCGACACGCTGGAGACCATCCGCAGTTGGATCGACAGCATGAGCTTCACCTACAATTTTGGGGCCGAACAGGCCTTCAAGGCCATCGACGAAACCCTGACCAAGGTGAAACCAAAGTGACGCTCGAACTCTACCAGTACCAGTACGAGACCGTGGCGGAGATCACCTCCAACAGCCACCCGGTCTACCTCGCGTTCGAGATGGGCACGGGCAAGACGCCCATCGCCATCGCGGTCGCCAAGGCGCGCAAGGTCCGGCGTCTCCTGATCCTGTGCCCGGCCGTCGGCAAGCTGACGTGGGCCAAGGAACTCAAGCGCTGGTGGCCGGGGATGCCGGTCAAGGTGGTCAGGCACCCGACCGACCTTCACGGGGACGGCGCGTTCATCCTGTCCTACAACCATGTCTCCGTGACGCCGGACTTTGCTGACGTGGTCTCTCGTGCTGCCAGCTTCGACATGACGGTCCTCGACGAGGCGCACGCCCTCAAGAACCCCGGTGCCAACCGCACCAAGGCGGTCCTGAAGACCATGCTGCCGAAGCTGGGCTTCGTGCTGCCGATGTCCGGCACGCCGACGCCCAACCATCCCGGCGAGCTATTTCCGATCCTGCGCACCGTCTTCCCGGAGACTGTCCGCAAGAGCGACGGAAAGCTCATGCGCCAGTATGAATTCGAGGATCGGTATTGTCAGGTCGTCCAGAAGTGGTTTGGCGGGCGTGCCGTCCGCACCATCGAGGGGGCCAAGAACGCCGACGTCCTGCGTGCGACGATCAAGCCATACTTCCTGCGGAAGACGAAAAAGCAGGTGCTGCCCGACCTCCCCGACATGACCTTCGACACCTTCCCAATCAATGCGCCGAACGCGCCGAACTGGGGCTTCGAGGGCATGAGCAACGACGAGATCGAGGCGATGATCGACAGCGGCGACGCCCATGTCATGCGGATGCGGCACCAGACTGGCCTCGCCAAGGTGCCGGGGGCCGTCGAAGCGATTTCGGACATGCTCGACAACTGCAAGCGCAAGGTCGTGGTGTTCGCGCATCATAAGGATGTCATCGACGGCTTGATCAAGAATTTGGCGCTCTACAACCCGGTCAAGATCACCGGGGAGACATCGTCCGTCGACCGCGAGCTTGCGATCCACCGCTTCTTGGACGACCCGACGTGCCGGGTATTCATCGGCAACATCCAAGCGGCCGGGACCACCATCACGCTCGTAGCCGACACCAACGAGGTCTCCGATGTCTTCTTCGCGGAGGCGAGTTACTCGCCCATGGACAACGTGCAGGCGGCGAGCCGCATCCACCGAATCGGTCAGAAGGATGCCGTGCAGGTGTGGTTTCTCACCGCGTTCGGCTCCATCGATGATCGAATCCAAGAGATACTTGTGCGCAAGGCGCAAGATTTCAAAACCCTGTTTGGCTAAGGAGGCCAACATCATGACGACACCCGCATTCACCCTCACCATTGTCGCTGACTCCGTCGAGCAGCTTCACCAGAACATGGTCGACATGCTGCCTGCCGGTGGCGTGCTGTCTCCCATCGACACGATGCCGTTTCAAGAGCTTCTCCTGAAAGTCGACACCCGCTGCGAGGCCGAAGGCTACGAGATGGAGGTCTACAAGCGCGGCGAGCGCCCGGAGCCGGAACTGCCGCTGGCCGAGCGCAAGAAGGCCGAGGCCCGCGCCAAGCTGCGCGGCGACCTCGTCAACTCGCTGGCCGAGGCGACGCACGCCACGTCGGCCGTGAAGAAGGAACTCGACGCCGAGGTTGTGATCGAGACAGCGACGGTCGATCCGGCACCCAAGAAGATCAAAACCAGACCCGGCGAGACCGAGGTCGCACCCGATCCGGTCGACGCCCCCGGAGAGGAGACAGACGTTCCGTTGTCTCCCAAGTCGAAGAAGGCCAAGGGCAACGGCAAGGGAACCGCCAAGGAGACACCGGAAGCCCTCAAGGACCGGATCATCCTGCGCTTGCAGGAACTCTACTCCGAGGGCCGCAAGGCCGACGTCAACAAGCTGCTGGCCACCCATGGCAACGGCGTCAAGACGTTCTCCGCGATTCCGGCAGACCAGTTTGCCGTCATAGCCGAAGCCGTGGAGGCGCTGGCCTGAACTTAAAAACTGAAAAATTTCTGTCGGGATCAAAGTTTATGGCACACGCGCACGCATCGCCGTCGTCTTCTGAGATTTGGATCGCCTGCCCAGCCTCAGTCACCAAGGCGCGGGGGAGACAGCGCAAGGCAACCAGCTTTACTCGCGAGGGCACAGCCGCGCACACGCTGGCCGAGCGCGTCCTCAAGGGCAAGAAGGTCACCGGGCTGCCGTCGATCAACGTCGAGGGCGAGGACATCGCGGTGACCGAGGAGATGGTCGATGGCGTCGCCACCTATGTCTCCTACGTCGAGAGCCTGAAGGGCCGGAAGTTCTACGAGACCGTGGTCCACGTCCAAAGCGAGGGCGAGGACCTGTGGGGCACCGCCGACGCCTTTGCTGTCGATGCGCCGCTGAAGATGGTCGAGATCGTCGACCTCAAATATGGACAGGGCGTCTGGGTCCCGGCCGACGCGCCGCAGTTCCGCATCTATGCCTTGGGCGTGCTCGACGCCATCGGACCCTTCACCGAGATCGACTTCGTCAAGCTCACTGTGGTGCAGCCGCGCGCCGGGGACCAACCGATCCGCAGCGTCGTCATCTCTGTCGACCTGTTGATCGAGTGGGAGAAGACGATCCTCCACCCGGCGCTGGTCAGGCTCAAGGCCGACGACCCGACCGAGACACCGGGCGATCACTGCCGGTGGTGTGTCAGGGCTGGCGAGTGCAAGGCGCTTGCCGACCTCGCCATGGCCAACGCCAAGGTGGTGTTCGGGGCGTCGCCGCCCGACCCGCACGGCATGAGCGACAAGGAGCTAGGCGAGCTTCTCACTCATGGCGAGATGATTCTCTCATGGGTCAACAAGATGCGCGCGGAAGTCTCCCAGCGCATCGACGTTGGGGGTGTGGTCCCCGGCTGGAAGCTTGTGCCGAAGCGGGCGGTGCGTCGCTGGGACGATGCCGAGGGTGCGATCCTCGCCATGAAGCAGAAGCAGGTTCCGCTGTCCGACATCCTCCGCATCGAGACCATAGGAACCATCGAGAAGGTGTTGAAAAGATACAAGGTTCCAGTCTCCACCATCGACCCGTACACGATCAAGCAATCGTCGGGGACCACGCTGGTCAGCGAGAGTGACGGAAGGCCCGCTGTCGATACCTCATCAAAAAATGTATTCAGTGAGACGGAAACACTTGACTAACTCTACGGGGCACTGTTACATCTCTCTTATACGACCTACCGATGAGGGTAGGAAATATGAAGTCGGAACCGTAGAACTGTCAGAACCGAAAGGAAATGTGAAATGCCAGCATTGATTACCCCCTATGCCGTGCTGTCCTTCCCGACTCTCTTCACGCCGAAGCCGCGTGCCGAGGGTGGGGAGGCGGTTTACTCCTGCGCGCTTCTGTTTGATGAAGCGGCCCAAAAATCCAAGGAATACAAGGCCATGCAGGATGCCTGCGTCGCCGCGTTCAAGGAGAAGTTCGGGGCCAACACCCCGATGAAGGGAGCGACCTTCCCGTTCAGGGATGCTGGCGAGAAGGCCGACAAGTATCAGGGCTACGAGGACGGTGTGATGTACATCAACCCGTGGACCAAGAACAAACCCGGCATCGTCGACGCCCGCCTTCAGGACGTGATGGTGCCCGATCAAGTCTATGCCGGTCAGATCGTGCGGGCGCAGGTTGCCCCGTTCGCGTGGACCAACTCCGGCAAGAAGGGCGTCTCCTTCGGCCTCAACCACATCCAGATCGTCAAGCACGATGCGCCCCGGATCGACGGCCGCGTTGCCGCCAACAAGGCGTTCGACGCGCTCGAAGATGACGGCGAAGACGACGCGCCTTTCTGATTCCAAACCCCCGTCCCCGATGACCGATCAGGAGAAACCCATGGCCAACGAAGTCAGCGCCCCCAATCCGGTGGCGTTCGATAAGAGCATGAAGAGCTTGGAGAGCGGCATTGCTGACGTTCTCCGGGTGCCCGCCAGCGGCGTCCTCGCGCAGGTACAGCGTAGCGAGCCGACGCTGGCGGACCAGATCGCCCAGTACGAGCGGATCAGCCGCACCATTGAGGAGAAAATCCGCAAGGAGCAGATGACGATCCGCAACGACTACGACCTCAAGTGGGTTGAGGTGAACACCGCCTATGCCGCCCGGATCAGCGAGGCCACGGCCAAGCTGGAGAAAGACCGCGACACCGAGCTTCTCGCCTTGACGGAGACAGCGAGCCGCAAGCTCCACGAACTGGAGCAAATGGCCCGACGTACAGGCTGAGAGGGGTAACCGGAGGTCCGTGTGGGAGCGGACCTCCGGCCCCGGTGGGTATCAGGTATCAGGGGCTGCCGACTGGACGGGGCTTTAGCGGGGGAGTGCTTCAGGGTGAATCCGCCGACAACGCTTCGATCATACCCCGGCAACGACGGAGGGGAAACCCATGTTCGTGACTTACCGAGGTCTCCGCATCGAGAGACACAGCCGCAATCGAGTCGACGTCCTCACCAAGAAGGGCGGACGCCTCAAGAGTTTGAAGACGTGGAACGAAGCAATAGAATGGGTTGATCAGGACCAAGGTCCACCCATCGAAGGAGAAACCCATGAGCAAGAAACACGGCCCCAAGCTACCGTCCATTTTACTAGATGAATTGTCGGGCCTCGACTGGCGCGTCACGCTGGGAGCCAAGCACCACAAGATCATGATCGGACAAAACCTCGTCGGCATTTGGCCGCGCGGCAAGGTCAATGACGTCGACCGCAGGCCGATTCTGTCGATACGATCCAGCATCCGACACTGGAAGGATGCCCACCGTGCAGCAGATTGAGCGCGACAACGACACACCCGGCATGACGTTCGAGCAGATGGAGTTCATCTACTACGGACTCTGCGAAGCCTTGCAGCAGTGCTGCAATCAGGACGGCAAGCAGCGCCACTTCATGCTGATGGTGATCACGCGGGATAGCGTCAACGCGGCCGACGAGAGTCCGGTCGTCACCACCGACATCTCCTCGACCATGGACATGGTCGACGTGCATCAGTCGATGCGCGACTGGCTGCGGATGAAGACCCAATGAGGCGGAAGTGATGGCTGGACCGGGGCAGTTCTGCGGGCCGTGCTGGAGGTGCGGGACCGATTTCTGGTTGCCGCAGTCGCTCTACGAAGCGGCCAAGAAGTCGAGCAGGATCGCCTTCTTCTGCCCATATGGGCACGAGGCGGTGTTCAACGAGAGAGACACAGAGGCGGATGTCCTGCGCCGCGAGCGCGATCTCCTGAAGCAGCAGCTTGCCCAGAGGGACGACGAGATCGTCAGGCAGGCACGACTAAAGGACGCCGCGCTCAAGGAGGCGCGGGCGCTCAAGACGTCAGCCGTCAAGGCCAAGAAGCGCACCGCTGCCGGTCTCTGCCCGTGCTGCAACCGGAGCTTCCGGCAGATGGCGCTGCACCTGAAGACGAAGCACCCGAATTTCAGGGCGGAGGAGGTCGCGTGACCGGCTTTGCGCCAAACGACCGGCAGCTGCCGGTCATCTTAACACGGCTGTTAAGATGGCCCCGGAAGAGGAAAAGGTGGTGATCGTTACGAACGACGAACCGAAAGTCGTTTCCGAAAGCGGGCAGATTGTCGCGGCAAAGCCAAGGCGGTTACAGATGCAGTCTCCAAACGTTTGGAGATTGACCCAGCATTTCGCCGCGTGCCCGTTCTGCGGCAGGGTCCATGAGCCTCAGCCGGATGCACCGAGGGTCACGGTCGACGGTCGCATCAGGATCGTCTGCGACAGTTGTGTCTCCCGGATGACGACGGCCTT